TTCCATGTGACATTGGATTGGGCATCAAGGACAGAGTAGTGCCATTGAGGATAACAGAGGAAGTAGAAATCATAAGGATTATAAATGGCAAAGAGGTAGCGTCCACAACAAAGCGTGTAACAGAGCGAGAGTGGTTACAAACGTATGATACATTGGAAGTAATTCCACCTTACTTTCTACCAATAGGTGGTAAAGATTATAACTTAGCAAAAAGTAATACAAGAAACCAGACATTATTCAGTTATATTTTAAAACTTCAAGTGTCCGATTTTTCAAAAGAAGAAATTAGAAAAACCATAAAAATTATAAATAAACACATACTTTATGAACCACTTGACGATAAAGAAATTGACATAATAACCAGAGATGAATCATTTTCAGAAGAATTATTTTTTGTAGATGGTAGATTTTTACACGACAGATTTGGTAACTATATGTTGACAAATAGTAATATTATAATGATAGATGGCAAGGCACACATTTATACTAATGAAAATTTATACTCAAATGATACAGAAGAATTTGAAAAACGCATGATTGATAAAATACCATCTCTCAAAGATAGTCAAAGAAAAGAGGTGTATAAATATATATCATTGAGATGTAAGAACAAAGGTGTTTTTGCTGAACCACGTTACATTGGACTGAAGAACACAATCTTGGATATTGAAACAATGGAGCAGTTTCCATATTCTCCAAAGTGGGTTATAAACAATAAAATTGAATACGATTATGACGAAACTTCTTATTCAGAATTAATGGATAAAACACTAAACAAAGTGTCAAATAATGATATTGAGATAAGAACTTTGATAGAAGAAATGATTGGATATGTGCTATATAGAAAGAATACCATGCAATCCTGTTTTATTTTGACAGGCGAGGGTAGTAATGGAAAGTCTACAATATTAAATGTTATAAAGAAGTTAATAGGTAAAGGAAACTATTGTTCGTTGGACTTAAAAGAGTTGGAAGATACTTTCAAACCTGCACAGTTATATAACAAATTAGCTAATATAGGTGATGATATTTCATCTAAATATTTGGAAAGTTCGAGTATATTTAAAAAAGTAGTTACAGGTGAAAGTCTGGTGGTGCAACGGAAATACGAACAACCATTCGAGTTAGAATCATATGCGACACAGATATTTTGTGCAAACGAATTACCACCAGTTCACGATAAATCAGATGGTTTTAGCAGAAGAATAGTAATTATACCATTCATGGCAAGGTTCACTAGATTAGATATTGACTATGACCCATTTATAGAAAGTAAACTTTTACTTGACATTAACATGGGATATGTGTTAAAATTAGCTATAGAAGGACTTAGAAGATTATTGATGAACACAGGGTTTACAAAATCGCACAAGAGTGAAAGAGAAAAGAGTGAATATGTGAAATCCAACAATAACGTATTAGACTGGTTAGATGATGAACCAAAAATACAGCACGAGGTCGTTGGTGAGATATATAGACAGTATGCCATATGGTGTAGTACAAATGGTAATACTCCCTATAAAAGAAATAATTTTGGTAAAGAACTTAAAAAAAGTAAAGGACTTGTATCTACACCACGTTCAATAAATGGAAAGACAGTGCGTATTTATGAGAGAGAGGAAGAAGATGAAAATAAATAGAGGTGATGTGTTTTTAATAGACTTAGGGGTAAATCTAGGTTCGGAGCAAAATGGTATTCGTCCTTGCGTTGTCGTTCAAAACAACGTGGGGAATGAATATTCGCCAATTACAATAATTTGCCCAATGACTACTAAAAATAAGTCAAGCGTTGCAACGCATGTTGAGTTACAATTTAATGGTAAACAAGCATTGGTGTTGTGCGAACAGGTACGAGCAGTTGATAAAAGTAGATTGTTTCGAAAGGTTGGAGTTTTAAGCACACAGATTATGCAAGCAGTGGGTGAATCAATCAAATCGACATTATCAATCGAATAGGGAGGGTTAAATGAAAGATTTTAAACACATCAAAATTCTTCAACAATATACATATGACGATGTAATTTATGGTACTTATTTTGTAAATTGGAAAGGTGGAAACTATTTGTTTATAAGGACTGACGAAAAAGTAGCGGTAGCATCTCATTTACAAGGTAAATTACCAGACAAGAGCCTTAGCATGTTAAGAGATGACGTGACCGCAGACTTCCTCAAAGAGTTAAAATTAGATGGGTGGAATGTTAAAAATGTATCACGAAGTATTTTTTGCGACAATACAGATTAGAAATGTGAATGTAAAAAATTGAAACAATAAAAGGGGAAGTCAAATGAAAGAAATGATTCTGTGTAAAATACATTACAAAGAATTTGCACCGACTAAATATGCAAGGAAATTGAACGTAGTTGAAGGTACATTACAAGAATGTGAATTTTGTATAGAGATTAGAAATAGAGCAATAATGACCAATACTTCACAGGGTGAAGAGTATGACATAGGTACTGATGGGTGTGAAGCAGGTGTTTGTCCTGTTAGATAACACAAGAGTATTTGTTGCAGGTGAATATAATATAAAGGAGAATTAAATGGGTACTATAAAATTAAGATATGGGGACATACAAAGAAACGATTTAAACACAGAGGAACTACTTTTTATTTTAAGAACAGAATTTATAATAGATGATGTGATGATAGCTACTGAACTTAATTTCATTGATTTCTATGCCAGTATTGGACTAGAAGTTAGCAAAGGTACGCCCACAATGTTTGATGCTGACTTTCAATTTGACTTATTGGGTGCGATTACACTAGACTATTACATGCCACAGCTATTCACGATATATGCAAAAGATGGAGTATTTAAAATAACGCCAGAAGCGACCGAGGTGATAAAGGGTGTTTAATAAGAAGTTAAAAATAGAGTTGACTACTGGAACGCTTCCAACTAGAGTAAATCATACTGACGCTGGATTTGATTTATATTCACCAATGACCTGTATAATACCTGCAAAGGGTCACTTCACAATAAACTTAGGTATAAAATTAGGACTTTCAAAGGGAACAGCTGGACTTATATATGCCAGAAGTGGATTAGGCACAAGATTCGGGATTACACCAAGAAATAAGGTTGGTGTTGTCGATGAAGGGTATCGTGACGAGGTGTCGGTGACACTTTCAAATGACTCTATAGTGCCTTATTTGGTCACTGTTGGGGATAGAATCGCACAGTTGGTGGTGACAAAGGTTGAGTACCCAAAAGTTGTTAAAGTTGACAAAATCAACATTAAAAACGATAGAGGGGGTGGACATGGTTCAAGTGGAAAATAATATGCACAATAAAAGGACTATAATATGCACAAAGGAGATGATATTATGTATGAGGAAAAATATACTTACGGTGATACATTAACGTATATAAAATACAACCCAAATGAAGGGTTTGCGTTTGGGGAAAACTACACATTGACAGGTATCACATATGATTTCGATGGAGCACCTATATACGGTGTTGAAACAAACGAGGGTACGACACTATATTCACTGGACTACTTTTTGAAAGTAGAGTGTACTGAAATACCAGATATGGTTAATCAACCGAACCATTATCTAGTTGGTGGAATAGAGGTTTTAGATTATATTCGAGCAAAGTTGACACCCGAAGAATTTAAGGGGTACTTAAAGGGAAATATATTAAAATATATATCAAGAGCGAGCTACAAAGGACAAGAGTTCACAGACATGGAAAAAGCTGGGGTGTACCTTGACGAATATAGGAAAGTAAACAAAATGGTTGAGAATTAATTTTCTCAACTTTTTTCTTGACTTTGGGTTGTGGGTATGATATAATAGGTTATACCAAATAAATAAAAAAAGGAGAACAAACATGGACAGAGAATTAGTAAGATTAGAACTTGAAGGATTAAAAAAAGAACTAGGTGATATCCACGAGGGAGTAAAAGAACTGGTTGAAGAACTTAGAGATTATCAAGACAGCTTACACTTTTCGCTTTTAACAGAACTTTATAACACCGACAATTATAACATCGAAGTTACAAGCGACAATAATATCAGAATACATTTTTATGACAACAAGTATAACAGAAGGGAAAGAACAAGTGCATTAAAACTTTTCAATGGTCAGTGGGAACAAGTAATTTACATGACAGGCGAGTACCTGTATGTTTTGACCCAAGAATATATGACAGAACAAAAGGTATTTCAAACAATCAAAGCGAGGAAATTATAATGATAAATAGACTAGCTGGTAAAAAAGTATATATTGCTGGAAAAGTCACAGGACAAGAGGAAATTGCCAAAAAAAGATTTGGAGATGCAGAGAAAGCTATCAACAATTTTTCTCCTACATCTTCGGTGATGAATCCAACCATATTACCACTGGGGTTCAAG